CACCGAAGCTGTACCTCTCACGAGCTTTGTAGCGAACATTTCCGGTATCAAAGTCACCGTCCATGCTTGTTTCCAAAGCTACACGATTAAAGTGCTTCATTCCATTAGGAACGTCTGTCAGCAAGAACCATGCATCCGTATCAGTTAGATAATGGTTTACAACAGTTCCGCCAGGTACAACACCCATTGAACGCACAGCGTTCACGTCGTTGTCAGCAGTTCCAGGACGAAGCTCAGATTTCATCACCCGTGTCGCAACGAATTGCAGATCAGGTGGAATCACAAGTGTCTGTGGACGTGCAGCGATCATTAGACCACGCTCGTCTTTCCACTTGCCAATCTGAATAACAGCAGCCTCAAGAGAAGTCTCGTTGAGGTCAACATGGGTACTGGGCCTATTGGAGTTTGTTCCACCACCAACTAGTGGGTGGGCTGTACTAAACAAAGTTACCCCATCGCCAGACTGATAAGTATCAAAGCCAGTATTAAGCGGAACTACTGCTTTGACTTGTTTGGTGTGAGCCATGGCACGAGCCAAGGCTTTAGTATAACGAGCCGACAGGGAGTCATAGAGATTATCTTCCATTGCTTCCTCAGTAATAGCAAAGCCCATGGCGATAGTCTCATGGTTGTAGCGAGCCGTGAAGCTCTCCTGTGCAGCGTCGTAAGAAATTGCGTCTCCCTCATCTTTAACGGGAGCAGCATCGAAACCCGAAAGTTTCACTTCTTCCTCAAAGGACCTGTCTGAGCTTTCTGTCTCGTAGATTTCACTATGCTCGTCATCATACCGTGCATATTCCATCCCAAACAAAGCATTAAGCCCAGGCAAAAGTTCTTTGAGCAGTTGTGCTCTTGAAATAGCCATTTATTTTACCTATACCCCAGTTGCAGTCATATACTGATGAGGACACTCATTAGTATCTTTAGCTGCATTAAATTTGACAATAACTTCTGGGTAGGCATCGCTAGCTGTCGTTCCCTTCGGAGGCAGACTGTGAGGCCCATCCACGAAGTCAACAACACGAAAAGGCAGGGTGTCCGTTGTAGCTGGAGTAGTGCTAGTCCCTGAATCAATCGCATTCTTAGATCTACCAATAGAAGTAGATCCAGCCGTTTGTATAACAGCGACGTTTAGACCACGGTCTGTCGTATTCATCGCACCATCTGCTTGCATTTGTAAGAGGACCATAGGATCGTCAAGTACATAAGCCATCGCATCTGTTGCTGCATTTGATGCTGGCCATTGTTGACTAAACGTCTTTTGCCCACTTGTTGGGTCCGTATAGGAGCATCCCATAAAAACACCACAACTTGTTAAAGTGGCAGTTCCGGTGTCTTTAGCGACTGTACCGTCTGCTGCAATCTTAACAAAATCACCATAAAAAATAGCGGTTCCATAAGTGGTGATAATTGGTAAATTGCGAGTCTTGCCCGTAAACGAGCCTGACGCACTCAATGTACCAACAGGTCTGGCTCCATACGGTGAGGCTCCATCCGTAGTACTAGCCATAATAATTTCCTTTAATTAGTTCATAACGTCTACTAGCTTCCGCCACCAAACGCTACACGAGTTTTACGATTTGGCTTGAGAACTGGCATCCGAGGATCGTTCTCACGCATATAGTTGTTATCGACAGCTTGCATCTGTGACTCAGCATGATTACGGAAATATGCATTTCTTTTATCTACTGACTCCTGTGGTGCTTTGCAGAGCAATAAACCACCGACTTCAATTCCACCTTTATCGGCCCATTCAGACTTATGATCACTCATAATTTGTAATTCTGGGTGATCTTCAGCCCTTACAGGCTCCCATCCTTCACGAAATTTCTTAGAAACATTCGTGTTGTCGGCTGTACCGACCATAGATGTTCTTACCCATCTAAATACCCAACCGTCCTGTGGAGTAGGGTCGGGTAATATTGACGCAGGTTCCCAACTTTGAGGTCGGGTTTCACTTTCTCGTGATTCTAGTTCACGTTTTTTTGGTGCATTACGTTCATTAGCCATTAGTTTTGCTCCTTCATTAGTTGCGTCGCATATTGTTGCGGCGTTAGGCCCAATCGCTTTGAAAGCCGTACCTGCGTCTCTGATAATACTACTTTGCGTGGCGTGGCTCCAGTATTTCTGGATGCCGGTGCGACCACGGGGTTCGCCCTGCGGCGTTGTCCGGTATCGACTTCGACGGTTCCACCTGTGGAATATTGTTCTTGCGTCGTATCATTACCAAAATGCGTAGGATAAACTTCTCTCATACGTTTGTCTATTAATTGATAATACTCATCGCTCTGTAGGTCAACACCATCCTTCTCAAGTTTCCTGTGATATCCTACAGCAGTGCCTGTCATCTCTTCATTTTCCATAAACCATGGATTATTATTTTGCCACTCTACCGCCTTAGGGTCTGGCTCAGGTTGCGGAGGTAGTTGCTGTGCTTCCTGTGGGCTTGGTTGTTGCTGTTGAATACTGTTTTTCCAGTTATCAATAACTTTTTGCCCGTATGTAGGTGCATATGCTTCTGCAAGCTGTGCCCTTGTCAAATCTTTCTGAGTCTCTGCGATCATATTAGCATCGCCAAGCTCATGTGCTTTCTTGAAATTCTCTTCTGCCATCTGCAAAGACGCTGAAGCCCTACCCTTAGACTGCTCGTTCAAGGCTTCCTGAGACTGTCGCACCAACTCTACAAGACGTTGATTCTCTCCTTTTAACTGGGATGCATAGCCTACCGCCTCTTCTGCCAGCCTAGATGCTTCTACTTTTTCCTTTTCTTCTGCCCGAAAACGAGCAGTAGCCTTGTTAATTCTTTTTTGTACCTTCTCACTGTACTGCGATAACTCCGTATCCTGGTCTGAGTCCGCTTGAGAGACTACAGGCTCGTCAGATACTACCTCAACCTCAAAATTATCGGCCTGATCAGTAGTTTCCTGCGGTTCTGGGGGTTCTATTGTAGTTTTTACACCCAGAAACTTGTCTTCTTCGCTCATTCTTCCAGTTTCGTCACTCATTATGCTCTCTCCACGCCTCTAGGGTCCTCAACAACCGCTTCAACCGTATCATCGTTGATTAAACGGAACTCTTTGCCATGAATCTTGATTCTTGTACCACTAAATGCCCGAAAAAGCACCCAATCACCCTCTTGGCAGTAGGGTCCAGTGGGAAATCGGCCATAATTAGCATAAGCATCGGGTCCCATGCTCAAAACATAGCCAACAACAGTAGAAATTGACTCTTCGTGCATGGATTGGGAGGATTTTATGATACCTCCGTCTGTTTTTTCCTCTATTTCGGGCAATGCAATCAGCAATTTGTAGCCTTTAGGCTCTGGTAGCTGTGTTGCGGTGCGGGAAGGGTCATCAACGTCTTTGAATGTAATCTCTTCGACATCAATAACAGGATTTTCTATTTCTTTTGCGAGTGTAGCCATGTCGACCTCTCGTTAAATTGTTGCGTCCATAGCGGACGTTGCTTCCTACTGACTAATCTTCTATCAAATTAGCTTCTAAGTCCAATATTTCTCGCTCAGACCAAGCCAAGCCTTCAATAATTCCTGTTACCTTGCGGTATTCTTCCATATCCTTGGCCGAACCTAGTGCTAAATGGTCGGCTAACTGATTCATTTGCTCCCTAATCTTCTTTTTAAGGAGTCCTAAAACACTTTCAGCCACTTATCCTCCCTGTTATTCTCCCTTATTTTGCTCTATAGCGTACTTATAGCCATCTACTTCCTGTTCTACGTCAAATTTCTCAGCCTCTAAAGCCAATTCCGCCTCATCTATACGCTCTTTGCTCAGTAGCTTCTCACGTTCAAGCTCTAATTTCTGCATATCAAGATCCAACTTGGCCATTCTTTCCTGTGCATCAGCAGACAGCTTCTGTTGTTCAACCTGTTGCTTGGCTGTATCCGCTTGTTGGCGTCTTTGTGCATCCATTTCCTGTATTGCAAGTTCACGCTGTCTCATTTGGACAATCGGATCTTGTTGTTGTTCTGCAAATTTCTCCGCTTGAGCCTG